ATCGACGTGGAGACTTTCCCGTCGCGGCTCGAAGCGCTCACCGCCGAGCGGGTCGCCATTCAGACCGAGGACCCGATCTACAACATCCAGCACGCCGCACGCGTGCGGCCGGCGAAGCGTCAGCCGGCGGGCACACGCGAGCGTGGCTCGGGCTTCTTCGTAGTCCGCTGCCGTGAGTGCAAGCAACCGGCCACGGAGATCTCGGTCGACCAGGCCGCCGCCTTCGAATACCCGAAGCTGATCAAGGCACACAGGGACGGGATCAAGAGTCGGCCGGAGAACGCCGGTCGTGGCTTCATCGTCTGGTCGGGCGACGACATGATGGACTGCCCGGAGCCGCCGCGCTGGGAGCAGTACTGCGACGCCTGCTACCCGTACGGTGGGAGCCGCTACGACATCAGCGTCAAGGGGTACATCAACTACTTTGACCTGCTGCAATGGTCGGCTCATCTGGCCGAGAAGAATTGGTTCCGTCACACCGACTGGTCGCAGCTGGTGTATGGCTTGATGGAGGAGAACTCATGATCATCGCCCCGCCCGGCTACGCGCTCGACTTCCACAACCTGACCGGCGAAACGCACGTCACCGTGCCGATCGTCGCCTGGGACGAGACCGGCACGCCGTTCGTCTTCAACGAACTCACCGGCCGGCTCGTCTCCGGCCTCAGCTACCTGGCCGACCTGGACCCCGGCTACCAGCTGGTCGGGGCCGATTACGAGCCGCCGGCATGACCACCAACCCGGCGATCGAACTGATCGCAGCGAAAGTCCACGACGCCTGGGTGGCTGCCCAGGCCGAGAACGGCTTCGTCTCCCGGGTCTCGGCATTGACCGGCGAGGAGCAGATGGTCGGCTACGACCAGCTCTCGGAGCAGGTGAAAGAGTTCGACCGGGTGACCGTACGCGCGGTGCTGGCCGCGATCGAGGACTCGCCGTACGTGCTGCGCGAGCGCGAGGGCTTCCCGCCCCGGCGGGTGAGGTCATGATGGACGAGGTGCTGCGGCAGGAAACCATCGAGATCCTGCACGAGATGGGCTGCAGCGGCCCGCTGGCCGACTGTGAGCGGCTGTGGCAGCACGAGATGGCCTCCTGGGACATCCTGGACGACATGACGCCTACAGACGGCCCGGATGGGGCATAGTGCAGCACAACACCGTCCTGTCCTGAGGAGGACCCATGTTTCGGCTGTTCGCGTTCATCACGCTGCTGCTCGCGGCAGCAATGGGGATCTTCGACTTCACGATCAAAGGCTGGGGAGTACTTGACGCGGTAGCGCTCGGATTGTGTATCTGGTGCTTCTCGACCATGTATGAGATCCGTGGTGCCTATTACGAGAATCGTCGCGGTTAAACCGCGACAGGCACTCCTAAAACCGTAGTGCTGCACCTTATCCCGAATGGTCACGCGGGGCGGTACGCTAGGTGCGGTGGTGGGGCGGTGGCGTAGGATCAGAGCGTGTGGGGCCCGGTCTTCGGACCGGGCCTTCTTTCTGTCCCCCGCCGCCCTATGTCCGTAATGTTCCGCGCAGTAGCGCGAGGGTAACGTCTAAATGATCATCTGGCGGCCGGGGATACGGCCGGTCGATGATTATCGACCGAAGAGTTGAGCCACATACCACCTAACGGTGGTTGTGGCTCATACGTATGGTGGATGTGCACGCTACAGAGCGTGACATTGATGTAGATCATGATCATATACACGTATAACTGATGATGTCCGACCTAACCATTCGGTTAATTGATGCGTGAATAGGTAAGCGTAGGTAGGCGGGTAGACAGATCGGTCTCAAGTTCAGGTTGATAGTTGGCCGCGACTAATGATCTACGCGTCACGGTTGATCTTGCTGTGTCCTAGTGCCGCATCCTTGCTGACACAACATATGCGCTCATCGACATACTTCTGTCGAGTGTGCCAAATCGTGCCCGAAAACTGTCGGATCAACGACAGACCGTTGTCTCCCTGCCCTCTCACCTGGCACTGTCCGTATCGCAAGGCGCGGCACGGAACGAAGCCTGATGATGTAGGCGCAAGGGGCTGTAGCAGCAGCCCCGCTAGCTCACGGTGGACACGCGATCGGCGCAGGTCACTTGTCGATTCCATAGAGCACGACCCCGGGCTAGCCGGACAGACCATGCGTGCCGCAGACCTATGCGTCGCGGCCATGACGTGTCCGCATTGGTGAACGGTTCGCCCGGGGATGTTGTATCAACACAATGTCTACCTGGTAGCACCCTTCCGCTCCGCGCTGGGCGCACGGCATCCGCCGCGCGCCTTGCGTGAATGGAGAGGTGACCATGCACAACACACAAGAGACACAGGACCTGACGCACCTGGCCGGCATCGCCGGCCTGTTCGTGAAGTACGTAGCGCGTCGCGACTGGGAAGCGGCCAGCGCTGCCCGCACGGACATGCTCGTCCTGATCAACGATCAACAAGCCGCCACCGTGGCGCGCATTACCGAAGCCGCCCACCGTGGCTCGGCCGGGCGCACGGTGACCGATGACGTAGGGCAAGGCGTCGACTGGCCGCAGCGGTACGAGGCCACCGACCTACGTTCCCGCAACTGGCTACCCGATGACCTGCGCACCCAGATCGACCGGGCGCAGGACGACGTAGAAGCACAGCTAGGCAACGCATCATGAGCGACCTAATCAAGACCGTGGGACAGCTCATCGAAGCGTTGCAACTGTTCGACCCTGACTCGCCGGTCGGTGTGTACGACCAACTATCCGAGGAGGGTGGCGCGTACGCGTACAACGTCCAGCTACAGCGCGCCGACGACGAGTCCACGCACCTCTACTACAAGGGCGACAGCCCTATTGGGCATTTCTCATCACTTGACCAGCTAGTGACGATCGTCGGATCGGACATCACACCATGAGGCCCGTCGAGGCGCTGCACTGGCTACTGCGGCCCATCAGTCGCGCCGTGATCGGCCGCCGTGCCTTCCGTGCCGCCCGCCGTGCCCGTATCAAGGCACGCCGCGCGCTGGGCAACGCCCCAGCCGGCTATCGCGGTGTGCATCGTCCCGGTGGCGAACGCCAGCAAGATGCCGGACTACAGATCTTTTACTTCTAGACGCGACGCAAAAGCCTTACAGCCCAACGGTTGTAAGGCTTTTCGATGCTGCTAGCAGAAATGCAGCACAACACCTCTTAAGGGAGAGGGCCTGCTATGCCTGAGATTCACGACCCGCCCGAACTGCAGCCGTTCCAGATCGATTACGAGTCGCTTACGCGCGACTGGGCGACACCTGCCGACCCGGCCGAACTGCAGCCGCTTACCACGCTCACAATCCGCACGACAGCCCCAGTTATCGCCCACGCCCCGTCAATCTCCTACGACATTGCGGCCGCAAGACGACGTGAGCGCACCCGGCCGCGCCACTACGGCGAATGTGAATGGGTAGACCGCCGTTCCGGCATGTTCTGCGATCGGGAGATGACGGACCGCACCGTGGTCTACATCGAACACCTCGAAACTGCGCAGACTTGGTGTCGTTACCACGCATCGAATTACGCGACCGTATGCACCTCATGCCGCGAGTTCACTGCCGATTTTTCGTCAACCGACTGCGGTCGCGACTCGTGCCCTACGTACATCGGCGAAGAGGACGAGGGCGACGGCGAGGACAACAACTACGACGGCAGCAGATGCACTGATCCGTGCTGTAACCCGGTATCGCCCGGCCGCGCCACCGTTCACGATTACTACTACCGTCCGACTCCGGTCTTCTACGGCGACGGCCCCACATTTATGGGCTTCGAACTTGAGATGGAGACCGGTCCCGACCGGGAGCAGTCGACCGGGCGCGCCTTGCTTGACGTGTTCGATGCCAACGCAACCACGCGGGATCTCGCCTACCTCAAGCACGACGGCTCGATCTCGTACGGCTTCGAAATGGTCACGCACCCGATGTCCTATAACTGGGCGATCGATAATTTCCCGTTCGATGTGCTGGACCTGGCCAAGCGTCGCCGTGCCCGTGCCGCAGACAGTTGCGGGCTGCACATTCACGTCAACCGTGACGGGTTTTCAAGTCCGACGCATGTCTACCGCTGGCTCAAGTTCATTTACCGCAACGAGAGGGGCGTCACCGCGATCGCGCGGCGACGTAGTTCTAGCTGGGCACGGTTCCATGCCAGCGAGCGCGCGCTAGCTAGGCGGGTTGCGAAGCCAAACCTGCCGGAGCGTGCATCGCTTGCGGCACAACGGTTTGCGGCTATCCGTGAAGATCGCGACACCTGGTTGTGGGGTCCGGTCGGTAGTGAGTCCCGTACGTACGGCGACTATCTGCCCGGTCGCTCCCGTAGCACCTACCCACGCAGCGCGGAATACAACCGGCTGTATGAAGCGGCACAGACCGAAGCGGAGCGCAGCGGGTACGGCAACGGTCCGCAGCGTTACAGCGCGGTCAACACAACCAACGCGAACACTTTCGAGATGCGAGTATTCGCCTCCACATTGGACAAGCAAGAGCTAGGCGCGGCCCTAGGGCTGGCATCGGCAAGTGTGGAGTACACCCGACACCTCACCTCCCGTCAGATCATTAAGGACGACGGGTGGTCGTGGGGTGCGTTCCGTACCTGGGTCAATGACCGCCCGGACTACGCACCGCTAACCGCAGAAATGAGCAAGCTATGTGTCTCCTGACTTACTTCCCGATCGGCGCTGACATCGACCGCGACCGGCTGCTAGCTGGCACGGTCATCAACAGTGACGGGCACGGTTTTGCCATTGTCGACAACGACAATGACTGTTTGATTGTCCACAAGGGAATGAAGGGGCCGGAAGTTGTCGACGCCTTCGAAACATCCCGCGCGCTGCACCCGAACGGTCCGGCGCTCTTTCACTCCCGTATCGGCACGGCCGGCCCGAACGATCTCGACAACTGCCACCCGTTCTATGTGGGCCGCGACCGGCGCACCGTGTTGGCGCACAACGGAATCTTGCCCGCCTGGATGCAACCGGTGAAGGGTTCGACCTGGTCCGATACGCGCCTGTTGGCGCTGCAGCTAGTGCCGCAGCGCTACGGCCCGTTGTGGTTGAAACACAACCAACAGCGATTGGCGAACGCGATCACCGCATACAACAAACTGGTGATCCTGACCGTGAACCCCTCATACGGCAAGCAGGGCATCATCATCAACGAGAAAGAAGGCGACTGGCTGGACGGTGTCTGGTATTCGAACACGTCGTTTGCGTGGGCGATGCCCGGTCACAAGGGTATCCGCCACGCATACCGCCCGGGTGACTACGCACCGACTGACCGGTCGTGCGTGATGTGCGGTAGATCGCTCCTCGTCGTGGACATGCGGCTAGGGTCGTGCAACTGGTGCGACGCTTGCGTGTCCTGCGACATGCAGCCGCGAGACTGCGACTGCTACGGACTCCCGCGCGGCCTGGACGATGACAACCTAGAGGAATGCTGGTGCAAGTCGTCGTGGCCGTTGAAGTATTGCCACGGCACCACGGCGGACAAGAAAACATGGTGGGACGATGCACGGTCACCCGTCGTCTTGGGTCCGGCGCACGACGGGACCGAAGCTGAGTTTTCGGGATCGATGAAGCTGCTACGCACCCGACATGCGTCAGGCAAGGAGCTAGTGCCCGCCAGGGCACTCAAGACGGCCGTGCGGGTTGACGACCGGGGAAACATACTGCCCGACTAGTTCGGCTGCGACACGAGACGCCAGGGGCTTTAAATGGTCCCTGGCGTTTCTGATGCGTCCGAACGCATCGACAAGGGGAGAGGATGAACCATGACTGAGTTTGCGGAGCGCGTAGCGCTCGCCCAGGCGCGCACTGCGCCAACCGAGCAAGACCTAGACCGATGGCTGAATCGCGCTGAGCGCGACTGTGTAGCCGAAATTGACGATGCCCGTGCGCGGTACAAGCTGACCCGGGATCGCGCGCTAGAGAGCCTCACACGGGCACGTGAAGAGATCGCAGCGATACGCACGCCGGTTGCCGAGAGTCCCGGGCGCATGACGGCCGGAACGCTCGGCATCATGGTCGCCGAGGAATACGGCGAATCGTGAGCGCGCTGACGCTCGGCCGGCTGTGCCTCATGGCCGCGCTCGTGCTGTGCCTGTCGAATCCGTGGCATTGGATATTCGAGCCAGCGCGGGTGAAGTCATGACCGGTGAGCCGATTCAGCCGGGCGTGCCCGGCCACATCATCACGGTCCCTTTCGAGGGGGGCGTGCCGCCGTTCTGCTCGTGTGGCGTGATCGGTGGCAACGGCATTAACCGGCCGTTGCTCTCCGACCATATTCGCGAGATTCAACGGACCGCCGTACGTAAGTAGTTGCCACCCTGCCCGGTGCGGGTTACTGTCAGTGACACCCCCGCACCCGGCAGGAAGGGTACGAACATGATCGAGATCTTGGCCCAGGTCGTTGGGTCGCTGGCTGTAGCTTTCGTAGCTTTCGGACCTAGCTTTCTGAGTGCGACTGCCAAGCTTTCGAAGCCAGTTCACGGAAAACCAGGCGCACCAACGCATTCACGCGACCTGTTCGGAAATGCTGGGGCTGCCGACGACGAAAGTACCGGCGAATGGCTTCAAGTTCTCCAAGCGAAACCGGCCGATTCGGCGCAGCCCCTCCGATCAATTCGGCGCGCTGCCGGCGTCACGTTCACCCGTCCCGTGCTTTTCCCGGAGACGGACCTGGCGCTGCTCCGGTTCCGATCCAACATGGACAAGATCGTTTCCGATTTAGGTAAACCGCCGACGATTCGGCGCACGGTTCCCCGCAGGACCGCAGTCGTGGCCCGACCACGGCCTTTGTTTGCGGGCGCACGATAACGGACCGGCCCCTGGACATGGGGATGGCTCAGGGGTCGGCCTGTTCACAACAAGGGAGAGCAAGATGCCAGGAACCCGATCCGCACACCCACGTCCCCCGGATGGAGACGTGGACCGAGCCGAAGCGAAAGCCAGGAAGTACCTGGCGTACGCGACCGAGAAACTACCGGTGCGAGCACGGGCCGGCGACATAAAACTAGTCGACGAATTCGTGGTCACCCTCAAGACGGAACTGCATCCTTGGACCCACGGGTCCAAGGATGGCACTCGGGCCGCCATCGAGCGCGATGCGGCCCGCCGACTACTCATCTACGAGATCGAGCGCCGGGCCGACCGGGCCCTGATGGTGTCTATCCGTGCCGCACAGGACAAGGGCCTGATGGCCAGGCACGGGGGCCGCCTGCCGGCCAGCACCGCATTCCGGCTGCGTGATCTCAAGAGCAGAACCCCCGCCAGCAACATTTGGGTGCTGGCCGAATACTCCGACGCCGCCTTCGAGGTGGCGTTGGGCAAGTGCCGCGAGGCACAGGTGATTACCCGCGAAGCGGTCCTACGGGCGCTGAACGGCGAACCACCGAAGATCGTGCGGGCCAAGGCGCGAGTGGAGATCACCAACGCTGCCGCACAACGCCGCGCATATGAAGGCGCGGTGACCGTCATGGCCGGTTTGGCTGACGGGTTACGGAACCTGGGCGACATTCATTCGTCCATATCCGAGGGAGAGCGAGAGAAATGGCTAACCGAACTACAAAAGTCGAAGTCCGTCCTAGCGCGGGCCGTAAATCGGCTCCGGTCACCCGAGTGGCGAGCGATGAAAGCATCGGTGGGCCAGACGGCAGCACGGGCACGGATGGAAGCGAACGCGAAGCGGCGCGAGTCGCGACGCTGACGGCGAAGCCGACCACCACCGAGTGGATCGCGCTGAACCTGCTGTTCTCCGATCCGGAGTATCAGCGTGGTCTGGACATGCACAAGGTCGACAAGATCGTGAGCACGTTGGACCTGGACGCGCTCGGTCTGCTGTGTGTGTCGCAGCGGCCGAACGGCCTGTACGCCACCATCGACGGTGCGCACCGGGCCGAGGTGCTGCGGGTGTACGGCTTCGCCGAGGACGACGTGGTCCACTGTGAGGTGTACAAGGGTCTGTCGCAAGCTGACGAGGCGCTGATGTTCCGGCTGCGCAACAACCGCATCCCGGTGTCGAAGCTAGCCCTGTTCCACGCCCGCCTGGTCGAGGGCGACGAGACCGCCATCAACATCAACAAGCTGTTGGAGTCGTACGGCTGGAAGGTGATGGCCGGCGGCAAGGGTCCGTACCTGGCCTGCGTCGACACGACCGAGAACATCTACGGGCAGTCGCCGATTGCCCTGAACCGCACCCTGTCGGTGATCACCCGCGCGTGGGGTGCCCACCAGATCACGGCGAACCGGTCGATCGTGGCCGCGTTCGGCAAGATCTTTATCCGCTACGGCGATGAGATCGACGTGCCAGACATGACCCGGCGCATGGCCGGCTACGAAGGCGGCGCGCAGGGCCTCCTGGGTCGCTCACGCGGCCTGCGGGCACTGCGGGGTGGCTCAGTGCCGGATGCCGTCTGTGAGAACGCCATGGACGAGTACAACCGTCGTCGGACCACCACGAAGCTGCCGAACTGGCGGTGAGCTAGCGGGCCCCTGCCGAATATAGAGCGGCAGGGGCCCGCTCTACCGCGAGGGAGGCAACATGGGCGCGAAAATCCCCGGGAAGCACGGAACGGTGTACCGGTACCGGATCGAAGCGAAACGCCACCGAGAGATCGGGAAGCTATCGGCCCGACCGTGCCGGGCGTGCCGCGAGGCGTACATGCTCTACAAAATCCGCATGAAAGCGAACGCACTGGCCAAAGGTGACCAGGGTCAGCTCCGGCATGGCACCGGATACAGCTACAAGATCTACGGCTGCAAGTGCGCCGAATGCAAAGCCTGGGCCAACAAGGACCGGGTCAAATACAAGCGCAAAGCGGCCGGCAAGGACCCGCTGCTCGAATGGCCCGACAATCCGCCGTGGCCACTGATGTGGGGCGGTGCTGGGCCGTGCGAAAAATGCGGGTCACACCGATCCCTGCAGTTCTCGGGGGGCCGGTTCTGCCAGGCTCACCGGCCGACCGGCTATCTCGGGGAGCATCTGGGACCATGACCGACTTGTTCGGCAACATCGAACCGGAAGCGAAGCCGAAGAAGACCGCGACTAAGCCGGTGTGGTCCCGGGTGCCCGGGAAGCGCCATGAGCTATGCACGCCGTGCGTAGTGAACCTGCACGAGAACTGGGGTACCGGCAGGGCTTTCCTGCCAGCCTCGCGCGCCATCTACATCCGCAAGGAAGCCGGCGGCACGCTGTACCTGTGCGAAAATCATGCCGCACCATTTCGGGCGGCAGAATCTAGAGGGAGAGACAATGACAAACCCGCAGAACGCCGAGGGCTACCCGGTCGCGCCCGACCCCACCGTGGGCGCTGAGACATACCGGGAGGCACCGCAGTATCAGCATCAGAACGTGGCCCAGCCGTACGATCCGAACCTGTTCGGTGGGGCGGTCGGTCCCCCGCTGTACGCGGTGCAGCCGATGAGCCCGGTGGCGTTCGGCCACCTGCAGCCGGCACAGCCCAAAAACGGGCTGGGCATCACTGCCCTGGTCTGCGGCATCGTCGGCCTGTGCTTCACGTTCACGTACTTCCTGGGTCCGTGGGTCGGCGGTCCGCTGTCCGTGCTGGCGATCATCTTCGGCGCGATCGGCCGCAAGCGGGCCAGCCGGGGCGAAGCGACGAACAGGACCATGGCCACCTGGGGCCTGTCGCTGGGCATCCTGGCCGCCGTCATCGCGGTCGTGGAGTTGATCACGTTCTTCGCCCTGGTGGGTGCGGCGTCGACCAGCGCCAACAAGTGTGACCAGGCGATCACGAACGCCGTGAACAACCCGAGTAACCAGGCGGCACAAGATGCCGTGAACACTGCCTGCGACTAGAAACACCTGCTAACGTAGGGGAGCAGGTCAGATGGCGACGGACGTGAGTCGGTTGGTTATCTTGCCTCTCCCTAGAGAAGCCCCCGGCTCACCCCGGGGGCTTCTCGTTACCCCTAAGGGAGAGATCATGGAACTACTCAACGACATGGCCCACAGCGACGACCCGGACGTACCCCGCTGGCGCACCATGGGCCAGCTCCTCAACGAGCCGATCTGGGACGACCCCGCTTTTCAGCTACTGCTCGCCGAGGAGAAAGCGCTCCGGGAGCAGTACGAGGCGGCACAGAAAGACCGGATGGACTTCGCGCTACGGTGGCGAGCCGACCGTGTCCACGGCGACGAGCGAAGCCGGTGCGACGATGCCTAGCATGTGCTGCGCGGCGTGCTTCGCGCCGATCACCCAGGGCACGCTGGCCGTTCAGGCCGAGGGCTCGCTCATTCACCGCGACTGTTATGGACCGTACAGGGCGTTCATCGCGCGGAACCGCAGGCTACGATCTGAACATCCGGGCCCAGATGACCCGGTGTGACGCAACACCATGCGTGCGCTGCGCATAACGAGAAGCCACCGGCTACACCCGGTGGCTTCTCGCTACCCTCAGGGCATGAAATATGTGAAGTGGTTCGCCGACCAGATCATCGTGCCGATCGTCGGCGTCGCGCTCTGGTGCGGCCTGGGAATGTTGGCGCTGCTGTTCGTCCTGTGGGTGATGGCGCACCTAGGATCTACCGCATGACGCACAGAAGCTATTCACAAAAAAGCGAGTACCTGGACTGCTCCTGGAAGTACAAGCTGCACCGGGTCGACAACGTCCCGGAGTTGCCGGCCGTCTGGTTTCCGGGCGGTTCGGCCGTCCACGCCACGCTGGAAGCCTGCGAGCTAGGCCGGCTGAACGGGACTGCGGAAGATCACTTCACCGCCGATTTTGAGTACCGGCTCTCCGAGTTGGACAAGGTCGAGCCGAACCGCGATAAGTGGATGGTGGGCGGTCGGGCTACCAAACAGTGGCCGAACAAAGAGGACATCGACTGGTGGCGCACTAACGGCCGGGTGATGGTCACGGACTACGTACGCTGGCGCGAAGGCATGGACGCTGGCGGTTGGAAGCTCGCGAATGTCGATGGCGTGCCAGCCGTAGAGATTGAAACTACTGGGATACTCGGTGGTGTTGAGGTAAAAGCCTTCGTGGATGTCGTCCTGGAAGATCCAACAGGGGTGCTCTGCCCCATCGACTACAAGACGGGCTCCCGCGAACCCGGTCCGGAGCAGCTTGGCCTTTATTCGGTGCTGTTGGAACGACTCTTCAAGAAGCCCGTGACCTGGGGGGCCTACTACATGACCCGCAAGGGAACCACCACCCAGATGTTCGACCTGAGCCGTTTCACCGCCGACAGTCTCGGCTACCAGTTCGAGACGGTGAATCGGGCGATCGAAGCTGAAATCTTCATACCTCATGTCACTCCCATGTGCGGCACATGCTCAGTTAACCGCTATTGTGAGTTCTATCAAAAGTAGAACCCCCAGGAGGGTCGATGAGTGCCGCAGTCTGTTCGGTGAACATCAAGCAGGGCGAGAACATCATGACCATCGGATCGGACACCTGGCAGGGTGTGCTCGATCAGGTGGCCGCGTTTTACGGCTACGACGTGGCGAAGGCGCTGGAAGTGAAGATGGGCGTCGGGATCGAGATGTTCGCCAACTTCAACGTGCCGGCTGCTGGGTCCGTCGCGACTATCGTGCCGGCGGGAACCTCCACCCCGGCCGGCTGGCAGCCGGCGAACACGTACGCCACTGGACCGGGCAACCAGCCGCAGTCGGAGGCACCACCGGTCTGGGCCCAGCGCGAGGCGGCACCGCAGCCGTACGTGCCGCCCGTTCCGACGAAGTACTGCAAGGACCACCCCGAGCACGGCCCGATGCTGGTGAAGCAGGGTCAGGGGAAGAACAACAAGCCGTACACCAGGTACAACTGCTCACATGGCCTGTGTGAAGTCCAGTGGGGCTAGGAGGTGAATTAGATGACAGCTAAGAATGAGACGGCAGCTCCGGCGAAGGCCGAGACTGCCGATGACCAGAAGTTCGGCGCGGTCGCGGTCGAGCCGGCGGACGACGCGGACGTGATCGTGAAGCCGGAATCGACGGAACTCCACGACTCGCAGGTGCGTGCGTTCGCGCGGACCCGTGGTCTGGACCTGCCGACCCGGGGCCGACTTTCGGCCGCTCGGGCAGGCGAGATCAAGAAGGTGTTCGCGGACGAGTGGGATGCCGCGACCGGTGTGTTCGATCGTCGGATCAAGCGCCTGCAGAACGAGTGGGACAAGGCGACGGCGTCGCTAGTCCCGTACACGGCCGACGCTAACGCGTCGACGGCTCCGACCCAGGAGGTCGAGGCCGAGGTCACGAAGTGAGACTCCCCCTTTTAAAGGGGAGTGCTCGGATAGGGTCCGAGAGCTAGCGGTTTCAGTGCTGCCATTGTGGCGCGGCTAGGCGGCGTAAGCCCGGGGGTATATCCTCCGGGCTTACGTATATCTATGAAATGGAGGGGTGGAGATGTATGACTGGGAATTCCGCTGTGACACCGGGGAGTGTGTGAGCGTGTTCGAGGAAAATGGAATCGTGTATGTCGTAGACACGGCGCATCCGCGCCGGGGCGCGATGAAGTTCACCCTCGAAGAATGGCAGCAGTACATCGATTTCGTGCGCCGGGTCACCCCGTGAGGATCATCGTCTGCGGGTCCCGCTGGTTCGAGTCATGCAGTTACGTATATCTATCAAGTAGGCTGGGCGGAATAGGGCCCACGGAAATTATTGCCGGGGGAACAGCCGGGATAGATTCCCTCGCCATCACCTACGCCCGAGCCAAGCGCATCCACCACCGGGTGTACTACCCGGACTGGTTCCACGACCAGAAAGCAGCCGGGCCGATCCGCAACCGACTCATGCTGCACGAGGGCTACCCAGTCGACGCGGTCGTCGCGTTCTGGGGAGGAAGAGGCACCGCCGACATGACCCGCCAAGCGCGGGACAACGGGGTGGCGGTGATCGAGATAGAGCCCGACCCCGCCACCGAATGGTGGCGGACAAGATTCGAAAAGGGAGAGGGAAATGGTTAACGACAAGACCGCCCGCTGGGCGTTCACGGCATGGATAGTGATCGCCCTGGTGATCACCGGGTTCGCACTGGCCGCGCTGGCCGGATGTAAGGCCACACCGTCCGACGCGCACACCACGCACGTCGGGCCCGCCCCGACCGGCAAGGCGTCGGCGTCCATCATCCCGAAGGACACCAGCGTCACGTTCCCGAAGAACCAGGCCGAAACCGACTACGCGACCGCGCACGGTGCCACCTGGATCTGCGGCGACAGCGGGATGTCCTACATCAAGACACCGGGCGCGTGCGTAGGGCACGGTGGCCCGGCAGAGGTAGTGCGGCGATGAATGAGCGACGCTGGTGGAAGTTCTGGACCTGGTTCTATCGCGGCCCAGAGTTGCAGGTGCGCGCCTTCCGCAGCGACGGGTCAGAAATCGATCTCACCAAGACCATCGCTCAGCGCAGAGCGGCCGAACGGGCGGCCGGCGATGAATGACCGCGACGCGTACCAGCCGTTCGACCAGGACGAGAAGCTAGGGCCACCGCCGTGGCCCGACGGACCGTCACTGACCGCGTGGGAAGACGCTCACGGCCACGACGTGCGTCTCAAGTGCTACGTCGAGTTCGGCTGCCAGGTCATCGTCACGTCGCTTGAGGCCGAGCGGGACGCGCTGAACGACGAGGTTGATCGGTTGAAGGCGAACCAGATGCCAGACGGCGGCGAATGGCGAACCGAGTACGGCCAGTTCGATGTCGACTTCGGTGAGACGGTGTTCTTCGAGCGGACGCACAAGGAGCCGAGCCGCAGCGACGATATGAAGCGCCGCGTCTGGTACGGACCCGCTGAACCCATCGCCGAGGAGAACGACAACCAGTAAGGGAGAGAGCATGGATCGCATCTGGTTCGCCGACAACAGTCGCGACTGGACCGAGGTCGTACGCACCCGCCGCGATGTGCGGCGGTGCAAGCGCGGCAAACACGAGCGCATCATGATCGCGCAGCACGGGCTCATGCCCATATGCCGGTGTTCCTGCGGCGCGACCGAGCTTGAGTACGCCGGCATCTGGGTCCCCGAACGGGACCCGGTCGGCCTGCGCACCCAGGAAGAGGTAGACAAGAGGGTCGCCAGCAGGGCGTCCTACGAGGAGGCAGCGCGGAAGCTGCAGGAGTGGGGGAAGCAGACCAGCGAGTTCGGCGATGGGCGCAGTAACCAAAACTAGTAGGGGAGAGGCACAGTAATGGGACTATCAATTTTCTTGATCGTGGTGGGGGCTCTTGGGTTCTTCGCCCTGATCGGCGGGCTGATCTGGTGGAAGCTTGAGGAACCGAAGGAAGAGCGCACCGCCAGCTATCGCGACCCGTACACCGGGGAACGCAACACCGAGACCATCCCGGGCGGCAGGTCGCCGGTTGGCCCGATCGTTGCACTCGTCGGCCTCGTGTTCTTCGTGGTCGGCGGCATGGGCATCATCGTCGCGTCGCACCAGTCGATCCCGGCGCGCAACGTCGGCGTCGTCACCGTCCAAGGACGCCCGTCCGGTGTCGTCAGTAATGGCGGGCACTGGATGCGGCCGTGGTCGAAGGTCACCCTGTTCCCGACCGTCATCCAGCCGGTCACGTTCGACCAGGTGGTGCGGCTCAAGAACAACACCGAGGCGCACGTTGACGTGTCCGCGCAGTGGCAGATCGACCCGAACGATCAGTTCCTGTCGCTCTACAACAACTGGCAGACGTTCGCCAACGTCGAGAACAACGTCGTGAAGCGGTCGCTGCAGGTGGCCCTGAATGACCAGTTCGCTGGCTGGGACCCGCTAGCCGTCATCGACCAGAAGGGTGGCAGCACTGTTGCTGTCACCACGTTGGCCGCGCCGGTCGAGTCGGAGGTGAACGCGGCCATGCCGTCCGGCCTGGTGCTGCGCTCGGTGAAGATCGTGGGCATCACCTACTCGCCGGATGTGCAGCAGAACCTGAACGCGGTCACGAAGCAGGCGGCGCAGACGCTGGTTGCTCAGCGGCTGGAAGACACGAACAAGGCGGTCGCTGCGGCTAACGCGGCACTTGGCACCAGCGCGCAGGCGTTCCAACAGAACTGCCTGAACGTGGTGAACAACGCGATCGCCAACAAGTATCAGTTGCCGGCGAACTTCAACTGCAACAGCGGCGGCGCGAGCCTGCCGCTGACCGTGCAGGCGAAGTGAGCGAGGGGGATGACGTGCCACGGGTAGTGACCGACGCACTGTATTCGAAACTGGTGGAGCTATACCGGCTCTGCACTGACCTTTACGCTGTGCCGGTTGAGATCGTGATCGGCTCACCGGAAGGGTTTCAGGTCGCGCTCGACAAGACCGAGAAGATCAAGACCCTGTGTCCGCAGATCGAGGAACTGCTCGCAGCCGACACCGACTACTGGAAATCCTTTGTGGACGAGGGGAAAGAGGAAGATGCAAATTCTTGATGTGGGGATTCCCGCCTGGCAGATTGCTCTGCCGGGCGGGGGCATCCTCCGGATGAGTTCCTGCCAAGGCGTGATGATTATCGACGACCCCGAGCCGGACAAGGACGACGAGATCGCCCGGCTGCAGGCGGCGCTGGACGAAGCGCACCGCACAATCCGTTCGATCAGCGGGGGCCTGACCGCCCAGTACCCGATCATCGACGTCGAAGACGACGAGCCACTTGGCCCAGGACCGGAGGCACACCAATGATTCACCCCGCGACCGCGCAGATCCTGCGCTGGTTTAACTCGGATCATCTGAGCTACAACCCGGCACTACAGGAAGTGGTGAAGCCGTTCGAGAAGATGGCCTACCGATTGGCCGAACAGTACGACGGCCCCGAGGCGACTGCTGGTCTGCGGAAACTGTTGGAGGCTAAGGACTGTATCGTGCGGGCGCACGTCGCCGTGCAGGACCAGGAGAGAATCGTCAACAGTTAGGCACGGTTAAACCGTTGACGTTCGATGAAGTGTGTGGCTAAGGTTCAACCTGCCCTGGTTTAATCTCTGGCTAGGAGTTCAGTGGGGGCACCTGCGGGTGCTGGCTCGGACAGGCACCATCCGCCCCGAAGGTGCTTTAACTTGGCATCTTAAGCGAAAGCCCCCCGGTCCCACCTCGTCCGGGGGGTTTTCCTATGCCCAAACGAAGGGAGACGCAAGTGAACGCCCAGGAAGCAACCGAGCGTCAGGTCAAGGCGCTTGAGCAGGCCGAGAGGCAGGTCAGCTACGGCGGTGCGAGCGCGAACGCGAACGCACGGACCTGGATCAAGATCGCGGCTGGCTGGGACAGCCTGATCTACCGGCTCGAAGATGCCGAGCTGTCGGCGGTGCGCATGGCTGAACTGCGAGCGAAGGTCGCCGAAATGGAGGCGAAGGGAAGTGCCAATGATTGACGAGCTAACCCTGGCGGCGCTGATCAAGCGCCACGGTGTCGCCGTGGAGCCGGGGTTGTTCGTGCTCAGGATTCCCGACAGTGACCTGGTTGAGGCTGGTGGACTCACCGTCGTGCAGCACAACCCTTTCGAGCACTGCACCGTGGTGTCGGTAATCGAAAAGGCGTACACGTTCCACCCGGATCATCAATTGAAGGAGTACAAGTGAAGAGCTGGCTTATCAAGCACCGCAAGAGTGCTATCACCACGACCGTTGTGGGAGTCGTCATCGGCGCTCTCGCGTTCGCGGGCGTCGCCAATGCCAGCGATCGTCCGGGCGTTGGGCGGTCGGGCAACACCTACCACATGTGCGCGCGGTCAGGCGGGGCTGTCTTCGTCAACCCGACGCTGAACGACGCGACGTGCTCAAACGGTGGCCTCGGATTCCCCATCGCCTCCGGTGTTGGCGCGACGGGCACGACGGGCGCGACTGGTGCTGCGGGCGTGAAGGGTGACACCGGCGCGACCGGTCCAGCTGGTGCTGCGGGCGCCAAGGGCGATAAGGGTGACGCGGGCACTCCGGCCGCAACCGTCCAGTACGGTGTCATGAACGCGCTGGTCTCGCGTAGTGGCGCTGACCCCACCATCTGGGCCACGGCGAGTACCACGCTCGGCAGCCCGGCTGTCATGGGCGACAACGCTGGTACCAACTTCCGCTTCTCATGCTCGGCCGCGCAGGCACCGTGCGTGTTCACCATCCAGGCGTACAGCACGAAGTCCGGTGAGAAGTTCTACCCGCGCATCAACCTGGACGTTCAAGACTTCAACGCGGGTGGCCCGGACGTGCCGTGCGAGTACGGCGACGGTGCCGCTGGTGCTGCCCCGACCGACATCACCTCGACCGCGACCAACGTCAAGGTCAACGTCGGTGGATCGTTCGACTGCGGCGAAGCTGGCACCCTGCCGGCTGGTGGCGACGTCGACTCGCTGTCATTCCCCGTGGGACGGTACAACGTCAACATTGTTGGCTACTTCTCCCACTCGTAAGCACCACAACCCCCGGAAAGGAAACGCATGAGGAAGAGCTATTTCGCAGTGGTTGGTATTGCAGGGCTCGCGTTCGCCGGAGCCATGCTTGGTGTGTCCGCTGCGGACACGACTACCACGGCAACTGACAACGCAACGGTATGTACCGCCGCACAGGGTGCCGGCAACACGCTGACCCCCGACCAGGTGACGTTCGCACAGAACTGCGTCGCCGTGTTCAACCAGGGCAACGCGCTGCTGCACCCGACGCCGACGCCGAGTACGTCATCGGCCACACCAACGCCGAGCCCATCGGTCAGCACGCCCCCGCTGGCCGGCTACCCCGACGCCACTAACACCGGCCCCGCCGGCACGCTGACGGCGCACACCGGCGACATCACCATCACCACCGCCGGTAGCACGCTGCAGGGCATGAACATCACCGGCTGCGTCCTGGTCAAAGCGACCGGTGTCACGATCAAAAACAACCGTATCGACTGCAACGGCGGGTTCGTCATCAACTCCGACGGCATCTCCACCGGCGCTGCGTTGACGATCACAAACAATGAGCTGACCTGCAACAACACGGCCGGGCAGCCCGGCCAGGGTACGGCGATCATCGTCGACAACTTCGTCGCGTCGGGGAACAACATCCACGGCTGTGAGAACGGGTTCTACATCGGCCCGAACTCGAACATCCACGACAACTACGTTCACGACCTGCTGTCCGGCGCGTCCGGAGCGCACACGGATGGTTTGCAGACCGATGGTGCGGCGTCGAATGTGAGCATCGTGCACAACACGTTCGACTCGGGTCCGGCGTCGTTGCAGGCGACGTCGGCGATCATCTACGACAACCAGGGCGGCGGCGACACCAACGTCAAAATCTCCGACAACCTGCTGGCCGGTGGCGGGTACACGCTGTACTGCCCTCGCGGTGCGGATAGCGCGTTTACGGTGCAGGGCAACAAGTTCTCGACGAAGTACGGGGCGAAGGTTGGCATATATGGACCGACGTCGGACTGCGCGACTGAGGGTGTCGGGTCAACGAATGTGTACTACCCGGCCGGTACGCCGCTAGCGACTCCGCTCGGCTAAAAGAAAAGAGGAGAGGCAATGGCAGGCAAGCACCGCACGGCAGTCACCCACGTCCTGATGGTGGTCGACAAGTCGGGCAGCATGTTCCATCTCGCCGGGGATGTGCGCGGCGGATTCAACGCGTACGTCGACGGGCTCCGCAAGGATGACAAGCACGAGTACCGGTTGACGGTTGCGCTGTTCGACACGACCTACAGGCTGCTCTGCGTCGACGCCGAACTGGACAAGGTCCCCGATTTGGACCACAACAACTACGCAACCGGTGGCAACACCGCGCTCTACGATGCGGTGTGCCGCACTGTCATCGACTTCGAGAACGCGCACACCAAAACCGGCCTGGCCAAGAATGACCGGGTGCTGGTGGTGATCCAAACCGATGGTTTGGAGAACTCTTCGGTGGAGTACACCGCCAGCACTACCAAGATGATGCTGGATGCGCGGCAGGAACTGCAGCGCTGGTCGGTCATTTATCTGGGTGCCGGTATGGACACTTGGCTGCAAGCGAGGGGCATGGGTATCCGGCACGGCTCGTACGTGAACACCCGGGCGACCGGGCAAGGCACCCACAACACGTACGACGCGCTCCGTGGCTCGACGATTTTGCTGGCGTCAACCGGGCGGGACGCGGTGGCCGAAACTGTGCGTGCGGCGATGGCGTCCGACGTGTGCATGATCCCGGACTGCGGCTGCAGCGGTAAGGCGCATGCCTAGTCCCCGGGTTCGCCGGGGCCGCAAGTCGCAGGAGATCGTTGCCGATTTCATGCGCAGTGTCTGGCCGCGTGGCGAAAGCCGCGCGGCCAGCCTGCCCGGCACCGACATCAAGAACACCCCGGGCTGGCGGGTCGAATGTAAAGCCACCCGCGACGGCACCTTGACCGGTGCGATGACACAGTGCGAGAAGCACCCGGGCGAGGGCACACCGATCGTCATCTGGCGACCGGACGGCTACGGCCCCGAGAAGATCGGGAAGTGGCTGGTTGTGATGAGGCTCGAAGACTTTAGGGAGTTGGCAGATGGAAGAGCAATGGGACTCAGTGGAGACGGAAGGGCACAAGCCCCATCCGACGTTGTGGATCACGCTTAACGGTGGTCCCGTCGACGGTCGGCGCATTGAGGTCGGCGCATCGCTGCCGGTCCACTACATGTACCCGGCACCGATCTTGCCGGAGGACTTGCAACCGGCGGGCTACCAGGTCGCGCACTACGAGCCGACCAGTAACCGCGACAAGCACGGGTATTTCATCTACGAATACCGGGGAAGCGATAGCAGTGCTTATTGATGAACTGACCGAGGCGGCGTACAACGCGTACGGCGCAACGCTGCGGTGGCAAACCTCCACCGGGGTGCATCTGCCGTACTGGTCGGAACTGGGTGAGACGCATAGGGCTGCGTGGCGGCAGGCCACCGAGAAGGTGGCGCTCGGCTACGCGAAGGCGTGCAACGTTCACAGCACCCTGCCGTTTTGGCAGTTGCGTGAACCGAATCCGAAGGGAGAAGGCAATGGAGAGACCGGAGGACGAGTCCCGCGTCCGCGAGACGGTGTGGGGCCCGCCTGGACCGTTGACCGCCGCTGACCTGATCGATCTCTCGGCCGACATTCTTGAGCGGCAGGGCTGGCGACAGTTTCAGATGTTCGACTACCCGACGACGAAGGAGGGCTGGCGAAAGCTGTTCGACGACTTCGACTGGTATCCCTTCAACGAGTATGGCCACGAGGCCGGAGCCGGAGGTATTCACCGCACGGCGCTGTCCGCCTGCATCTACATGAGGCCGGAAGGTTTCGCTGAATGCGCAGTCTGCGCGTCGGGTGCGCTGAACATGGCCGCATATGGCGTGCCGTACCAGCCGATGTACGGCGAGCTACCGCATTACATGGAACTGCGGTTGGCGTTGGTGCTGCTTGAGGAAACGCTGGGCGGCTTCGCCATCACGGAGTGGAATGATCTGCCGCAGCAGACGGCCGAGAAGGTGGTTAAGCAGTTGCGCAAGGTTGCTGCCGACAACCGGGAGGAAACCGATGGCGCTCTTTGAGCCGGGCGACGTGGTGTCCTTGCCGGCGTGGCCCGGCGTGGCCTGGACCATCGACTCGTGGCCACCGAATGATGTGGGCACGTTCGTGTACCACATGTTCGACGACAACGGGATTCGTACGTCGGGTTCCGGGTTCACCGGGATCGCGCACCCGAACTATGTCTACGACGACAAGGGCGATCTGGTGCACGACAAGGGTGAGCGGGTCGAGGAGATCATCACCCCACGCCTGATACGCAAGGGCATCCTGCCGATCAATACGCTGCACGTTAACGACGACGTTCTGGCTGCACTCAGCCAGGAGGAGGCGGCCGAGGAGGTCGCCAACCTGACCGGGCTGCCGGTGATGACCGCCGACGAGTTGAGGGAGAGCAAGGAAGCTATGGAGCATGTGGACCGGGTTGTCGTCAACGTCGGCGACACTGTCGAGGTGATAATGCGCGGCGTCGTATCCGACGTGGAGGCGCAGAGCAACAACTGGTCGTTCGGCATCAAGTACGGCGACAGCATCCACAACCAGATGAAGTACTGGATCAACCAGGCGCACAGCAACATCTACGAAGTGAGGGTGTTGAGCCATTCATGGGCCGTAGGAGACGTCATCACCCCGGAGCAGGATCTGTCTTCCCTGCCCAGCGGAGCGCTCGGAGTTTACGAAGGCACCCACCTGATCTGGTGTCAGGATCACAGCTGGCGGGGTACGACGGATTCGATCACGACGGTGAAGCCGGACCGGTTGACGCTGGTGTACGTGCCGGCGGCGACATGAGCGGCGCGCTGCCGCCGGGCGAACGCAACGTGCTGGTGATCTGGTTGGACAACGGCAACACCCGGGGCGAGTTCACGAAGTCGTTGCTCGACATGGGTGTGTGGGACGCGAACTACGATCACAAGATCTACGGCGCGACCCGCATCCAGTCGTCGGCGAACATCACCAGCGCCCGCAACATGGCGGTCGCGCAGTTCCTGGATTCGTCGGCGGAGAAACTGATGCTAATCGATTCAGACATGGTGTTCCGCCCGGACATGGTGTCGAAGTTGTCGGAGTCGTGCAGCGGTGAGGTGCCGATCGTCGGTGGCCTCACCTGGCGGGTCAGCAAGGTCGACAACAAGGTGTCCACCACCATGTATCTGATGGACGAGAACCAGCAGCTGATCCAGCCCGAGTCGTGGCCGGACGATGCGCTCGTTCAGGTGTGGGCTACCGGTGCCGCGTGCCTGATGATTCACCGCGCGGCGGCGGAGAAGATCAAGAAGGCGGCGTTCTCGGATGCGTTCCCCTGGTTTCAGGAGTCGTCGTGGAAAGGCGAGCCAATGAGCGAGGATGTCACGTTCTGCATCCGGGCCCAGATGGCGCTCATGCCGATCTACGTCGACACCGGGGTCGAGGTGGGGCACATGAAGGAACGAATGCTCACCATCAATGACTGGCGGGTGCAGAAGCAGGTGTCCGACCTGACCGGCATGGTCGAGTCGTTCACCCGGGATGGGGAACCGGTGGAGTCGCTGGAATCCCCTGCGGTGGAGTCTTAACGCTCTGGTCTACTGGTACAGCGATGCCCTGATCCTGCAATGCCCGGATCAGGGCGCGATTGTAGTTACCCATGTCGGTGCGTTGCTGGTTGACGATCGTATGGATCTCGGCTGATTGGACCTTGACCTCCTCGATCGCTTCCGCGTTCTGCTTGGTCCCCCGGAGCACCGGCAGGAACAGGGTGAGCGCGGCGATCACTCCGCCGGCTGCGATCAGTACGGTCGAGGTGGCCGTGATGATCCCGGCGACACTACTTGCTGCCATTTAGCTCTCCACGGTACGTAGTAGAACGGTCAACTCACCGCCCATGTCGGAACTGTTCGTCGGTCGTCCTGTTTCCTGGAAGGACAACCGCTCTATCACTACCCGTGTCGAGACTACGTTGAACGGAGTGAACTCCTGGTAGATCGTCTCATCGCCACCCGCATCGATGTCCTCCAAAATGTCGAGAATGCGGCGGGTGTCGCCCCGTTGGTAGATTCGGGTGCCGTTGCGCGAGGAGATGTCGTCGTAGAGCGCCAGGATCAGTTGGATGTGCCGCTGCCTGCGGGTGCCGGGCAGGGCCTTCACCTGGTAGCTGGTCATGGTGACCGCACCGAGCAGGGTGAACGTCATCTGCAGCCACTCGTTGAGCCCGGACGGTAGCCGGAACTCCGGCGGGTCGCCGACGACGAAGCCGACGAGGACGGGCACGCTGTCGCCCAGCTGCGGGACCGCCTCAACTTTGATCTCGCCAGAGGTCAGGTCGCCCCGGACCCGGCCGAACTTGTACAGCTTCGGCTCGACCGTGTCGTACCGGATGCGCGAGGTGGTCAGCGTCGCCGCCCGGGAACCTAGCGTGGTGCCCTCCAGGATCACGCCTGTGCCCGGAACGGAGAAGACCAGGCGGTTGTTCGTGGTCGTCGTGGTGACGGCTGTAGCGGGCAGTGAGGGCACCGAGGGCAGGGCCGGGCAGATGTAGGACGGGGCCCACGCGAACCGGCCAGCCTGGTCGATCGTCGTTCCGACGTCGACACAGATCAGGCCACCCTCGTCATAGTCGAGACCGGCACCGAACACGAACCGGTCCCGCGACGTGAGCGCGTTGCACGGGATCACCGGCAGGTCCGGGGTCAGCGTCAACGGACCGTACGTGAGCGCCCCCGTGTACGTGTTGAACGTGCCCAGTCGGATGCCCTTGCTCGTACCCAGCGCCAGGAACGTACCCATCACCTGCTGCATCGACAGGATGCGCTCACCGGTCGGCATGATGGAGATCTCGCCGGTTACCTGCAGCACCGGGGCACCGGAGACGAGGTTGATCGCGAACTGGGTGATCGCGGAGATGCCGCCCACATCCCCGGCCGCGAGGATCGCCACCTGGGACACGCCGAACGCGCGCCAGATGTAGGTCGGCGACGGGTGCGTGTAGCGCAGCTGAGTCGCACCGAGGGCGGTGGCGACCGCGTTGACATCCACCTCGTAGACCTTGTTGTCGACGGCTGCCATCAGCCGGGCCTTCACCCAGCCGATCAGGATGTTCGTGCCCGTGTACGTGGCGACCGTGACCACCGCCGCCATTGAGGTCGGGTCGACCCGGAAGATGGTGGTCGTGTTCGCGCAGTACACGTAGCGGCCATCGGTGGCGATCGAGATGATGCCGGTGACGCCGGCCCCGGTGAACGTCGCCGTCGTCACCACGCCACCCAGGTTGCCCAGCTTTTTCGGCACCCCAGCGTCCACAATCACCAGCGCCTCGTTCGCCCCGTCCGGAACTGCCACCAGCAGGCTGGTGCTGATCGACGACAGCAGGATCGTGCCGGCCAGTGCGGTCAGCTTCGACGGGGTGAACGGGTCGACGTTCTTCGACACGAGGTAACGGATCTGGTCGGTCGGCGTGGGAATACTGGGCTCAAGATTGACCTGGCCGGCACCACCGTGGAACGACTGCTGGCTAGTGATCCACCAGGAGGTCAGGGTTTGCTCGCCCGGGTTTCTCGCCTGGTCGATTCGGTCCTTCGACGCCGGTACCGTCTCCCGTACGTTCGGGTTCTGCACCGTGTCCGCGTAGACGAGGCCCTGCCCACCGATCGCCACGTCGTACAGGCTGAACGGGTCAACCTGGATCGTGACTGGTGGCGCGGCCACCAGCCCGGTGTCCGGGATGACGTGTGGGATCAGGCTCGGGATCGCCATTACTGTCCGATCGCAACCCAGTGCAGGTTCACGGTCAGGGACTGCGACGTCGTCAGGTCCATGCGGGCGGTGAAGTTGGTCGCCGTGACCGCCGTGATCAGTGCGGTGGCCCCGACCACTGCGCCGGCTGCGCTGGCGATGCCCAGCCCGATAGCCGGCGGGTTAGCGAACGCGGTCGGGAACGTCGTGGTCAAGGTGACCGCCGACTGTGCCGAGAAGGTGTAGAGCTTCAGCCCGCCCTGGAATAGCGGCTGCGCGCCGGCCGCATTGAGCAGGAGGCCGGTGACCCGGACCGAGCCGGTCAGGTTGACCGTGCCGGCGGCGGTGATCGTGCCCGGGATCGTGATCGCCGAACCGGAGGTGCCGATGGTGACGTCGCCACCGAGGCTATTGACCGAGATCGCAGCGGCGGAGCCGTTGTTACGGGCCTGGATATGCGCCGTATCGAACGCCATGTTGGCCGACGCGGTCGCACCGATCTGCTCGGCGTGCGTGGTCGAGGCCAGGGTGACCGCCGCAACTGCTGTCTGCCGCGCGGTCGAGGTGGTCACGTCAGCCGAACCGATGAGGCTGGACCCGGTGACGTTGCCGGCCGTCGTCAGCGCGCCGCCCGTGACCGTGCCGGTCGCGGTGATCGTGGTCGCCGCCGTGATGGCGGCCGTCGCCGCGAGGGTGACAGCGGTGATAGTGCCGAGGCCGTCGACCTTCGCCACGATCGTGGACGACGGGTTACGGGCAACCCATGGGTTGTCGGAGGTGGCACCGGTCGTGAAGTTGATGCCGGGCACGCCGCCGACCGCATTGAACGTAGTGTTCGCGAACGTCTTGTTCGACAGGGTCTGGCTGTCGGTAGTACCAACCACCGCGCCCGTGATGCCGTGCACACCGGTCGACGCGTTGACGTGCGCGTTGGCTTCGTCGTATTCGACCGCGTTGGCGGTGTGGTTGAAGATTTCCCCGGCCGGGTGGCTGAACGCCCCCTGGCCGTTGGCGTTACGGATCACCGTCAGTGTGGTGCCGACCGTCGAGATGACGGTGATCTGTTCGGCCGACGTGGTGCCCATGCCCATGGTCGCCGGGAACGGGAAGCTGGTCGGGTAGCCGGACAGCGACGCCACCACCACCGTGGTGGTGGACGCGTTGATCGAACCCGACAGCGTGGTGGTCGGGGCGTTATCGATGTAGTGCCGGCGGGTCAATGTCGCCACATCCTCTGCTGCACTGGCGGGTACTGGATCTGCAGAGCGGCCCGCTCTTCCTTGAGGCGCTGTTGGTAGCGCTGCTCTAGATACTTGGACACGTTCATGGCCGTGCCGGGCTGCACGTACTGGCCGCGCGTCTGCTGCTCGATCGTGGACTGCTGGACCCGCACTGCCTCGAAGGCGTTGATCATGTTGGCGGCTGCGCCGAGGCACACCACGTCGGTGATGTTGGTGCCGAGCCCGGTCACCGTCGTGAAGTCGTCAGTCTCGGCGACCAGCGGCACAGGCTGCGCGGCGTAGGCGAAGTGCAGCGGCTGGCCGACCGAGCAGTTTTCGGCAATGTCGACGGTGCGCCCTTTGTCGGGGGTGTTGCCGGCGACGACCGGGCGACCGCCTTCGTTGCTGCGCATGTTGGTCACGTCGCGCCAGTAGTTGCGCCCGTCCGGCATCAGCCATTCGGCCTTGAGAATCCACTCGAAGTCATCGGGGAGATCGTAGGTAATCGATGGACTGGTGGTGATGGTGTTGTAGTGCTTGATCACGAACACGCCCGGGTAGACCCGGCCGATCGCGATATTGATCTCGTTCAGAGTCAACTGACGCGGGTAACGCGGCTGGCTGATGATGCGGTCCCCGACGCTGTGCGCCGCCGCCGTTGTCGACTGCATGCCCCGGCCCCACGGCGGGATCGTGGCGTTACCCGACGCGTCGATACCGTCGACCCAGATCAGTTCCGAGCCGATCTCGATCAACCCGGCGGACATCGCCGTCGAGAGCCCCCGGGCCGGGTTGGCCGTGAACACCAGATCGTTGCTGTCGAGCACCGTCACCAGCGTCGACGACTGGTCGGTGTCCGACCCAGCCGTCTGCAGATAGCTGCGGGTCTGATCGATCAGGCTGGCTGCGAGGACCATGCGCCCTGTCCTGCCACTTGTTGAAGGATCTTCGGAATACCGCCGTCATTCTCGGCCCTACGCACGTCATACCAGGAGGTCGTCTTCGGCTGCAGACCTTCCTTGCGTAGTGCCGCGTACGTACCGAGCCGCCGGTCCTTGTCCCGGTCTAGCCGGGTGTCCACCACCAGCGAGTAGCCGTCGATTTGTATGCGTGCCGCGCGCGCGCAAGCGCCCCAAGACCTGTGGTCCTGTGTGCGGCACGCGCTTCGGCACGCCACCTCAGCCGCCCATGACGATCTTGGCTTCGCCGGTCCCGTTCACCGTCGTCGCCTCCGACTTCACGCCGTTGCGCACCGTGTAGACGCCGAGCGCCGTCGCGAGCGCGGCGACCGCCGTCAGTACCTGCTGCGCTGTGCCGGTCAGGCCCAGCTGGAAGCCGATCGTCAACGCCGCGCCGAGCGCGGCGACACCGACCTTGCGGAAGTTCTTCCAGTTCATGGCGTCGCCGCAGGAGCGGTGTTGGCGGCGATCGTCTTGTTCGAGGCGATCAGATCGTCGAGCTGGCCCGGCTGTCGCTGCAAGACGACGCCGATCGTCGGGCCGGACGAGCCCAGCTTCTCCGCGACGAGCGCGTCCACCACTGCCTGGCCGATCGCCTTCGCCGCTTCCGGGCTGATCTTGTCGATTGTTGCCACGTCTTCCTCCACTGGTTCGCACGGTGAGCCGGTCGGAACCATATGCTCAGCCGCTACGTTGTAACCGGTACCGGTGGCCGCGTTCTGGCCGACCGTTCCGTGCATCCCGGACACATGAATGTGGTTCGTGTGCGGGTCGACCCCGGTATATTTCACCGGGTGCCAGTTCTTGCTGCGGGTCCAGATCTGACGGTCGTGGATGACGTACTCCAATGACCCCCGGACCCCCGGCGTCAGTAGCCACGCCAGGCTTTCCGGCGCGCCATGGTGGAACGCCACGTCGTCGCCGAACATCAGGTCGATCGCATGCACGAGCCCCCGCGAATCCGGGTTGTGATCGCTGTTCTCGGACTGATGGGCCGGATTACCGATCCAGCCGACGACCAGCTTAGGGAAGCACCCCTCCTCCAAGCTGCGAATCCTGGCCAGGTTGCCAGCCAGTGCTGCCATGTGGTCCTCCTAGATCCACTGCTGCGCGGCGGGGAACGACGTCGGCACAATCGTGCCGACCCCTGCCGCCAGTAGCTCGTTGGCAGTCTGATCATCCACGATTTGCGGACGACCCGAAACCGCCAACAGTCTCGTTGCCGCAGCCAGGGCCGTAGGTGCCGGGGTCTCCTGCGCCCGCCAGACTCCGTTCTCGTCCTTCCACACCGTGAACGACACCGGATACGAGTAACGCAGCGACCCGGCCAGCATCGTCGTCTGCTTACGGAACAGCGGGAAGAACACCAGCACCTGAATCAGCGAGTTCCCCATCGAGCCCAGCTGCGCGCTGCCCGAACCCAGCACGGTCGCCACGCCCAGGCCGGAAGCGTTCAGATCAAAGCTGGCCAGTCCGGTGCCGCCGACGACGGTCGCACCCGAGCCGACGCCGGAGGCGTTCGCCGTCCCCAGCGGGGCGGTGCCCGTACCGAACGAGGTGACCTTGCCGGTGCCCGAAGCATTCAGACTGAACGTCGCCGAACCGGAACCGAAGACGGAGAACGTACCGCCCAGACCGGTGATCGCCCCGAGTGGCGCGGTACCGGCACCGAGGACCACCGCGACGCCGGTACCGCTAGCGGCAAAAACATCAAGGGGAGCCGTGCCGCTACCCAGGACCGTAACCTGACCGGTGCCCGAGGCGGCGATCGCGCCGAGCGTTGCCGCGCCAGTGCCGTTGACTTGAGTCGGACCGCCCGAAACCTGCTTGACGTCGACCGCGACCAGGCCCCACCAGTCGTGCGCGGTCGGGTTGTATTTGGCGGTGACGCTCGACGCGCCCGCATATGTGGAGCCGGCCCCGTTGCCGGCGGCCGAGAGCGTATCGGCGTTATTGAGCCACCGCTGTGTACCGGTCGCCCCGGACAGCGCCGAGCCGTAGCCGACAACGTCGACCACCATGTCGCCGGTGGCGGATACGACCGTGGCCTGCGGCGGTGTCGAGCCCGAAGAGTTGTCACCAGCCGCTGTGACAGCGGTCCCGAACGGCGTGGTCTGGTCGACGCCGGTGAAGCTGATCGACCCGGCCTCGGACGACACGATTCCGCCGGCCGAGCCCTGAACGAACGAGACGACAGTCTTCGTGCCGGTCGGCGGATTAACCAGACCGAACAGTTCGACGAAGCCGTTGACCTGGTTGTTGGAATGCTTGAGGCCGAGCGAGGTCATCGCCACACCGTCATACGTGCAGGTGTGCGTGGTCAGGGTGGCGTCGCTCGTGGATGCACCGAGCGCGACACCGACGACAACCGCACGGTTCGTGCCCGTGGCAGCGTGCGACCAGGAGTTCGTGATGCCGGTGTCAAAGTGGCCGCCGGTAACGGCGCTACCGCCGCTACCGGGACCTACTACGTCAACAGCGACGGCCATCGTTCACCCCCGCTTAGCTAGCGAGCGTGAAGGACACCACGTAGCCGCCGATTGCGATCACGAAGTTGTTGCCGGACACCACAGCGCCACCGGCGATCGCACCGGAGAACCAGAAGTTGCCGGCCGTGATCGCGGACCAGAAGGAGGCGTGCGTGTACGTCTCCGTCGCTGGCACCGCGTTGAACGCGATCGCTACCGAGTTGCTGGCCGAACCAGCGGACGGCCCGCCCCAGGTGACCGAGACACGCGTGTTGTTGGTCGCCACGTTGCTCGTGCCGGCGGCACCCGGCAGGCCGGTGTGCAGTTGCATCCACACACCGGTCGCCAGGACCGTCGTAAGAGCGGCGTTGGCACCCGTAGTACCGAGGCCATCAGCCATTGCTGATCACCTCAGAGCGCTGCGATAGACGAGGCCGTCTTGACCGTCACGAGGGCGGTCGGCCGGTAGATGGAGTTGCCGAACAGGCAGTACCAGCCGAGCGGGAAGAACCGCTTCAGCTTGTCGGTCTGCGGGCCGACGATGATGTGCGGCTCGATCGCCGTAGCCTCGACCAGCGCCTGCTTGCCGAAGTAGTACGTCGAGTAGAGGTTGACCACCGGGGTCGCCGTGTTCGCGGCGATCGTGCAGCGGGTCGTCTCCACATACCGAGCACCCTGGTAGTCGCCAACCACACCGGAGTAGATCGCTTCAGTGTCGGTACCGACCGTGTGCGGCGCGTTCCACGCGGTTGCCGTGGTCTCAGCCTGCAGGTCGTAGGCCACATCCGGGTGGATGATGCCGACGAACCGGTTGTTCTGCTTCGGCTGCACCTTCGCGCGCTGCAGCAGCTTCACTGCGACGGTCGCCGGGGCGCGGGACATGATGTCGGTGCCGAGCACGCCGTTGCCGGTACCAGTCGCGGTCTTGAGCAGGCCGGAGTTGACGAACAGCAGGTTTGTGCCGGCGTCCGCAACGGCCCGGATGATCGCGTCGATCGAGTCGGCCATGTTGAAGCCGATCAGCTGGGCCATTTCCGCGTCCGGCTTCGTAAAGCCGAGCGTGGTCAGACGCAGCGTTGCGATCGCGGCGTTGCCGTATTCGTTCATGACCACGTTGACACGGGTCGGCGCAACAGCCGCGACCGAGTCGGGGTCCGTGACCTCCGTCAGTGGCGTGGTGGCCAGCGCGGCGAACGGGTTGTGGAGCGAGAGGGTGACGGTGTCGCCAGGCATCGCTTGCTGTCCTGGCTTCTTGTCGATGACCTGCCGCCACAGCGGCATGTCGCGGAGGTAGTACTCAACCTGGCGGTCGTAGGCCGTCTCGACGAGAAGGTCCCACGGCTGGCCGGAAGAGCCACCGGTAAGAACGTTGGCCATTAAGTGTCCTCATGTGATGAGAGGACGAGGGCCTAGTCGTCGGCGTTGATGTAGCCGCGCTGAATGAGTTCCTTGTGGGGCAGCGACTTGAGCAATTCCACGGTGAGGCCGGGTGGCGGCGGGGACGCGTTGGCTGTCGCGGCACTGACTCGGGCCGCTTGTTCCGCCACGTACTCCTGCTCGGGGGTCAACGGTTCCGGCTTCTGATAACCGAAGCGCTTGCCCTTCGTTTCCAGCCATGTGGCGAACGACTGCTCGTTCACCTCGCCGGGGATGTCTCTGGCCACGTACTCCGCGATGTCCTCATCCAACTCGACGCCCCGGAGAAACTTCGAAATCTGACCCTGCTTGCGCTCAAGCGCGATCGTCTCGCGTTCTTTCTTGAGTTCCGCGTTCTCGCGCAAAGCCGTTTCCAGCTTCTCGCGCATGATCGCGCCAGGGGTCTTCTTCGGCGGCTCAATCGGGTTACCGTCGTCGTCGAACTGGTCGTCGTCGTCTGCCATTGACTTGTGTGCTCCCTGTCGTCGTCACATGAGGCACCAATACAAGGCTGTCCCCAGGGGAAGGGCGAGCCAGGACTTGGCTACCGGGCTGAGTTACGCACCGGGCCGGCCGGTCGATGGCCGGTGCGAGTGGCGGCGGTGGGATTCGAACCCACGATCTCAGCCTTATGAGGGCTGCGGGAACAACCGAGCTTCCCTACGTCGCTAGGCACCCGGGGCCTAAGCCGCGCGGCTGGGGCCCCGGGTGATCAGAAGTTACCACCAACATTGCCTGAAGTGGTATCGGCACCACCGCGACCCGCGAATTGTGCCGCTTCCTCGCTATACAAGTTGGACTGTTGCGTGGCGATTGCTCCCTGTCCGAGTAGGTTTGCCTGCTCCTCCTCGTTCTGGCCGAACGTCGTACCGAACCGGCCAGACAGCGACGTGTCCGTGGCGATCCGGGCAGCGATGCCCTGGAAGGTCTGCCGGGCCGAGTCCAGCGTCACGCCCTGCTGCGCGGCGGCGGTCGCATTCGCCTTACTCGACAGGGCCAGCCCGGACTGCGCGGCGGCACCACCGATCTCGGCGGCGAGCGCCCGCTGCTCAATGATCGGTGCCGCCACCTTCTGGTCGAGGATCGTGGCGATCGCCCCACCGACGCCCGAGGTGTTGCCGTAGTAGGTGTCGTACGCGTTGCGGACCTGCGGGCTGGCGGTCAGATAGACCTGGTTGGCGACGGCGACCCGGTCAGATAATTCTGAGGGGGATATGTCGTTGCCAATGAATCCGTCAAACGCCTGCTTAGAGTCATAAAACCCTGCGGGTAGCTGAGAAAGGATCTGTCGATACTGGCCCTCAAGGGCGATGTAGGTAGCGGGATCGAGGGCGGCAAGACCATTGGCGATGCGAGCATCGTTCCCAGCAAATCGGACCTTATATTCAGGGGACTGCTGGATTTGTAGAGTGATTTGATCTTGGCTTGCGCCTGTGCGGCCAAGCTGATCGACCAAGGCTCCAAGGCTACTCAACCCCCACGACGCTAGCGTCTGCTTGATCAGATCGGCGTACCCGACGTCGGTCCCCGTCGTCGGCCCGCCGGCCACCGGGACGGCAGGTGAGGCCGGAGTCGCGGGACCGACCGGGGCCTGGACCGGACCGACCGGGGTGCCTTGGCCCGTATTGGCCAGGTGCTGCAAGTGCAGCACATGCAGCTGATGGGCGTCGAGAGCGGCCACTACATCACCTGCACGAAGGTCACGCCGCGCGGCGTGTGCAGACGAATCGATCGGGTATCCGGCAACAGATCAACCATGTCGCCCCAGGCCCCATGGTGCGGCGCGGTGTCGTGGAAACCGACCAGCGAACCAGCATGCAGGTACGGCCGGAACAGGCTGAACTCCGCAAGCCGCAGGTAGGTCTCGCTGTCGAGCCAGGCAAAGTCGATCCGCTGCGTCGGCGTGAAGTTCACCGACGACACATTCAGCGCGGTCACCGGCAGGCCGCGCAGCTTGCGCTGTGCCGCCGCCGCCAGATCCGGGTCCGTCTCCAACGTGATCAGCTGGCCGTGCCGGTTGTCGAGCAGTGCCCGACCGATACACAGCGCCGTCTGCGCCGAGTTGGTCCCGGTCTCCACGCAGTAGTCGGGCTGCAGCGCGGTGACAAACGCGGCCACCAGCTTCGACACCTCGTGCTCGGTGGCCTGATTGTCGTCGGCATGCCAGCGCTCCGGGTGCTCCTGCCAGGTCGTCGGCGGCGTCCACGACGCTTCGGTCGTTGTCATGAGACCCCCGGGACTAGGTAGGACACGAAGTGCACGATCATGTGAGTAGCGAGGTCGATGAAGCCGAGCAGCAACGGCATCATGACGCGAAACCAAACGTCTGGCCCAGCTGGTGCAGCATCGTGTACGCACTCGCCTTAGCGTTGTCGGTCTTGTCCCAGCGCGGGTCCGCGCGGAGCGCGTTGGTGAAATCGTAGAGCGTTGTCGGCGCAGTCGCGGCGGTCGCCGCCGCTGGCTTCGCCCCGACGCCGCCCTGAGCCTTTGTCCCCGTCGCCGTGTCCGCCGCCGGCAACTGACCGTTCAACGCCTTCTGGATCATCGGATCAGTCAGCTGGATCTGCGAATCCGGCACCTCCAACGTCGCCGCCATCTGCGCGATGTACGGCTGCGCAATCTGCTGCACAGTCTGGCCGGCCCGCAGTTGCTTCTCCAACGTCGGGAACGCCGAGATCGCCAGGTCGGTCAGCGCCGCCTGGATACCCTCGACCCCGGTGTTGTTCTTCAACGCCGCCTGCACTTCCTTGTCGATCCACGACCCGGTGACCTTCACCCCGTACTGGCTCGCCAGGGCCTGGGCCTGCTGGATCAACTCGACCGACTTGCCGCCCATGCCCGCCGTCATCTGGGTCGGGTGCCAGTTCGCGGCGAGTGTCGCCGTCATCGCCTCGTCGTCGAGACCTTGGAACAGATCCTGCCGGGCGAGGTTCTGCGCGAACGACGCGGAGATCGGGACGCCCAGCGACGCGGCCAGCCGCATCACATGATTCTCGGCGTTCTTGAGTTGCTGGTTGTACTCAGCCGGATCGGCCTTCGACAGCGCGATCATCTTCTTCGCGGTGTCGCTGTTCTGCTTCCACCAGTTCGTGGTCTGCAGCTGATCCTGGAAACGCTGCGGCGACCAGTTGCCGGCGATCGCCTGGTTCAGCGTCTTCTTGATGTCAGGCACCGAGTTCGCGAGCGTCGCGACGTAGCCGTACGACTGATAGGTGGCGGGGTTACTGGCATTCGCCACGGCACTGCTCCTTCCTGCTGCTGCATCCGAACCACTGACGCGACCGAAGGTCACCGAGGCCGGGTTGAAGTGGGCGATCTTAACAACGTCGCCCGTGTGCGGTGCCTCAAGAAACTCGCCGTTGCCGAGATAAATACCGACGTGCGTGGCCGGGTTACCAAAGAAGACGAGGTCGCCCGGCTTGGCGTTCGCCGCCGATACCCTGCTGGTGGCTTTCTGTTGCTGCGCAGCGGTGCGGGGCATCTTGATGCCGGCCTTGCCATACGAATACTGGACGAGACCTGAGCAGTCGAACTCAATGCCCGGGTCTTCGCCGCCGAAGACATACTTGACGCCGAGTTGTTCCTTGGCGTAGTCGATAGCGGACTTGCCGCTCGGGTTGCCCACGGCGGCAAGGTGCTTCTCGTGCAGCACGTGGAGTTGGTGAGCGTCGAGGGCGGCCACTACAAAACGCCCAGCATCTGGTTGATCTGGTCGAGGTAGCCGGCGGCCAGCTTCTGGTCATGCTCCGGCCCATGCTGAGTGGTCACCAGTGCCTGCGCTTGAGCGCCCGCGTCGGGCGGCGTGATGCTGCTGGCGTTGTTGTACGCATCGGTCTGCGCCGACGCCTCCTCGCCGTGGAACTTCGACACGAACGCGGACAGTTCCTTGTCGGTGAGGTTACGACCGAGCCCGTCCTGCGCAGCACTCTGTAGTGTGGCCTTGAGGGTTTCCGGGTCGGTGTACTGGATCGTCAGCGGCTGCTTCGTGACACCGCCGTTGGCCAGCGCAGCGCCGCCCTTCTTGATCGTGTCGGACAGATAGTCGACCGGGGTGAGCCGACCCAACCCGTTGGACACCCGGGCGCTGTCGGCCGCCTCGTAGTCGGTCAGCATCTGCTGAATGGCCTGGCCGTCGCGGCCGGTGTACGTGCCATAGATCGGCTTGCTGCTGCCGTAGTAGCCGGCCTTGTACAACTGCTGCTGGTATTGCTTGTACAGGGTCGGGTTGCTGGCCTGCAGGCTGATGATGAACTGCGCGTATTCGGACGCGTTCTTCTGTGGCGCGGGACGTGGGTTGAAGTGGCCAACCCGCACATCGCCGTACTGGTTCGTGACGACGCTGGTGGTGCCGGCATAGATGAGGTACGTATCCGGGTTACCGCTGCTGCCGCTGCTCGTCGGCGTGGCCGCGTTCGCCTGGTTGATGTAGTCCTGGGCGCTCGGCGCTGCACTGCTACTGCCGCCCGAGTGTTCGCCGCCCTGCGGCGATGGACCTGCGACGCCAACCATCATGTCCCCTGAGATAGCGAATCGAGAGTCTTGTTGTCCAAGGTGCGGAAGACCCCGGTATACACGCCACCCATCTCATAGTGCTGACCCAGGAACTGGGACCACCACTGGTTATACGACGATCCGATCACAGCCCGCGCGGCGCTGTCCGCGTTCGACTGGGTCGGGTATTGCAGCAGGGCCTGGTGGTACGCGTTGTACGAGCCGACCATCTGCGCCACCAGCGTACGGTTCACGTCGGCCGGCGTGTTCTTGTCGGCGGCGAGCCGCCCCAGCTGGGCCAGCTGATCCTTGGCGTTGGTGGTCTGCGCACCGAAATCGGGTTGCGACGCGGCAAACACTGGGTTCTGCGCGCCGAAGGTCGAGGCCCAGTCAGAGAACGCGGCCCGGATCTTCGGCTCAAGGTCAGGCTCCTGCGCGATCGCCAGGTCCCGCTGGTGCAGCGCATCGAAGTAGATCTTCGCCGAGTTCGCGGAGGCGACGTCGTTGAAGTAGTCCTCCGTCGTCTTGTGCTGCCGCAGGCCCAGTTCGAGTTCGGCGTTGTAGGCGCGGATGTCGAACGTGCCCTGCTGGATTGCCTGCGGAATGAAGTACGCCGAGATACCCGAGTAGCCCTTCATGAACTTCTCGTTCGTGCGGAGCCAGTCCAGCGTCGCCGTGGTCGCGCCGATGCTGCCGCCCTTCTCGGAGACCTGCGTTGTCGGCACCGCGTACATCAGCTTGTCCGGGTGCAACCCGGCCCAGACGGTGTTGGCTTCCTCGTAGCCCATCTCGTTGATCATCTTCTTGTACTCGTCGTTGAGGCCACGAATACCGATCGCCTGATAACTGGCGTCCGCCTCGTTCGACTTGCCGACTTCTTCGGTCGGCTGCGACGGCGCGGCCGGCGCGAAGAACGCGAACACCGCACGCAAGTACAGCTGGTTCTTCACCGCCGCCCGCACCTTCGTCTGCCACAGCTGCCGCTCGGCCGCGTCGGCGTTCGGTGGCGGGCCCTGCCCGGCTGCGATCAGATTGAGGACGGCGGAATTCGTAGCACTGGCCAGCATTGAATTTCGGTCGTCGGTGTTGAGCGCCTGGTAGAGGTTCTTACCCACGGTCGGGACGAGTTGCGCCGCGAATCCTTCCCCCGCCGAGATCTGACCGTTGATAGCGGTATCGACTTGGTCAAGCATTTCCCGGTGTCCCGGGAGAGCGGCTTCCAGGGCTCGGAGTGGAATATTGCCGATCGGCGTGAGTGAGTACTGGAATGGTCCTTGAAGGCCAGGATTGAGGAACGCAAAACGGGAACCCAGGTTGGGGAGTAAAGCTGGGACGTAGGCCCCAACACCCAGATGAGACAAACCGTCCGACAGCGCACGCAGCGCAACTCCCGAGCCCGGGAAGATGAACTGCTGCTGGCCGTTCGAATCCTTGTACATGAAACCCGACTGCTGCGCTGCCTCATATGAAAGCATGAGCCGGCGAGCGCGTAGCGGGTCTTCGATGAACTGCTTCGACCAACGACGGATGAACTGCGTCGTCGCACGGCTGAATCCAAAGAATGCCTTCCCCACGATGTCAAGCTGATCCCGGACAGTCGGGTCGTCCACGTACTTCATGGTGGTATTCCACGCACGACCGTAGCTGATGTTCCGGGACGCCTCCATCGCCGCTTCCGGCGAGATACCGTTCTTGACCATGATCGCCCGGTAGCCGTCGAACTCCTTCATCGACCGCCCGTAGTTCGCCAGGTACTGCGGCTGCACGCTCCACCGCGCGATCGGTGCCTCGACCAGCCGGGCGTAGCCGCCGGCCGCAGCGTTGCTGATAGCACCCGCGAATTCCTTGCGGCCCTCCGCCTTCGGCGCTGCCTCGTAGATCGCCCCGAGGACCTGGCGGGGCCGGTCCGCGTTGGGGATGTTGTCGGCGATCCAGTCAGCTTTCACATTGGCCCGGGTCTCCCGCAGATGGTCGACCAGCTTCGTGTTGAGCCGACCGTCCTGCGAGTGCAACAGGTTGTGCATTTCCTTAACCTGCAGGTTCACATGGTCAATGGCCGCCTTGTACCGTTCCTCGTCGGTGGCGACCTGGGTGTCGACGTTTGTGTTCGGATCGCGAAACACGGAATCGCGGCTGTACTGCGGGGTGCGCAGGTTGTTCATGTGCGTGGCGACCAGGTCGTCGAACAACTGGTTCGGGTCGGCGTCCGGCGCGTGCCGGGCCCGGTCGATGTAGTTCATCACTTCGTTGGCGTAGTCGACGTCGCCACCGAACACGGTCTTGAGGTGCGCGGCGTACGCCGTCGCGCCGCCCATCGACCCGTCGTTGTCGAAGGTTTCCTTCGCCCCGTAGCCGACCTTCTGGCGCATACGCACGCGCTTGACGTTGTAGCCGGCGCGGGCCATGTCGGCGATGTCGGCGTCCGGGTTCATCATCTGCCGCATGTGGGTGGACATGTAGGTGCCCATCATCTCGGCCATCATCTCGGGCGAGTGGTTGCTGATGTGCTCCAAGCCCAGTTCCGGGTGCAGCTTGCTGGCGAGACTGATGCCCTGCGAACGGTAGTACCGCTCAACCGGTGCGATCAGGCCCTGCCACGCCTTGGTGTTGAAGATGCGTTGCGCGGCAGCGCTGTACGGGATGGTGAGCCCGGCGTCCTTCGCGGCCATAAAGGTGAGGACGTGCTCGCCGAAGCGTTCCCGGCCAACCACCGACGCCAAGTCTTCCTGCACGGCGCGCACAGCGGTCGCCGCACGGAACACCCAGCCGATGCGGGCCAGGTCCGTCAGGGCGTTGACGACGGGCCGGTTGAGTGCCGCGCCGATCGTGTTTTCCCAGATGCCGATCTTCGGCGCAACCTTCATCAGCGTCTGCATGTTCGGCAGGGTCAGCTTCTCCTGCAGCTGGCTGGCCCAGATCGCGGAGTCGCGGACCATGCCGGTTGCCGGGTCCTTCCACGCCGAACCGGTCAGGCCGTAGGTGTTGTTGGCGAACTCCTCTTCGAACTTGTCGATGAGCGCCTTGCCGCCGACCGTGGTTCCCATGCCGGCGGCGTGCAGTTGTGAGACGCCGAGCGAATGCAGGATCGCCTTGCGGGCACCCTCGTCGCCGATGCCGTACAGGCCCTGCAGAACGTGGGCGTACGAGCGAGGCAGATAGATCTGGCCGTACTTGAGGACCTTGTCGGTCATGTCGATACCGGCCGTGGTCATCACTTCGTCGCGGTTCAGCGTCGACGACCAGCGCTGCGCGAGCAGCCGCATCCGGGCGTTATACGTCGACGGGTTCAGCGACCGCAGCAACTGCTGAGCGGTTCCGGACATGCCGGTGAGTTCCTTGCCGGACTGCACACTGTCAAGGCTGCGCCCGGCCCGCCGGGCAAAGACCACGTCACCGATGTCGGCGGCGGTCGCCGCCCCGCGCGCCTGCGACGGCAGCACGGCCGACCCGGCCGCGCCTTCGATCGCCGGCAGGTCACTACCGGCCCCGGCGGTGATCGCGGCGAGCCCACCAGTCGGGTCGGCCGCATCAACCACGGCGGTCGCCGCCGCGTTGTCGCCGGGCGTGGCCAGCAGACTGTGCGCGTAGCCGGCCTTGCGCAGATCGATCGTGAGTCGCCGTACGCCCCGGGCGGTCGCGGCACCGGAGAGGACACCGCGCAGCTGCCGAGCCCCGGTCAGCGACAACCGGCCGGGCATGATGGCGGTCTTCTCCACGGCCATACCGAGACGCAGCCGCTGCAGACCCAGTTCAGAAGTGAAGTACTGCTTCACGTCGGCCAGGTCTTTCATCGGCGTCCCCGGACCGAAGATGATCGGGTTACGCACCGCGCCGGGCGCGGTGTTGAAGCCCTTGATCTGGGTTTCCCCGGCGAAGTCGCCCCGGAACTGGTAGAGGTCCGGTGCGGTTTTCGCGAACTCGGCGTCGTACTGGCCGACCTTCGCGAGATCGCCTTCCGCCTTAGCGGCCTGGATTTTGTGCGTCTGGTTGAGCGCGTATTCGAAACCCTGCCGGGTGCGCACCGCACCAGGGGTCATGAAGATGGCGGCAGCGTTCGCCGACAGACCTTCCGGCTTCGTTAACACCCGAGCGACGGTGCCGACATCGTCGGCCCCGGCCAGGGTGACCGGCGCGAGGTACACCGCTTTCGCGGTGCCGCCGACGACGATGAGCGGGTCGAATTTGAAACCGACGAACAGGTCGACACCGGCAGCCATCCACTTACCGGACCCGGACGTCGGGTCAAGCCCGACGCCGTGGATGACGTAGTGGCCGACCGTGGCGCTGCGGGCCGAGATTTGCTTCGCCAGATCCTGGAATTCTTTGCCGTTGATCGCGGCGAGCATCGCGACTTTGCGGTCCGGCGGGATCGACGACGAGTCGGTGATGCTCCGCTGGTATGCCTCCGGGTTGTTGACGTAATGCTCGACATCAATGAAGGTTGCCGGCGCAACCTTCGTCTGCAAGTCGGTCAGGTCTTCCCGGACCTGGCCGGACGCCATGAACGCGGCGATCGAGAACGGGTTGCTCGGGTCGTAGCCGGCGGCAGCAGCCTGCTGCTTGATTGAATCGGACAGCGAGGTCGAGTGCGAGAAATCGCCGCCGTGCAACAGCGACGCCGGGTGGATGACCGCGTTAGTGACGTCCTCGACTGCCGCCTCACCGATCCCCGCACCGACCGATAGCGCCGAGTTGATGAAGTTGGTGCCCTTGTTGAGCACATCGGTGACCGGGTTGTGGGTGACGTGGTAGAAGAACCCGGAGATCCCGTGGTGCTTGTTCTGCGCAGCCAGCTGCGCCTTGTACTGGTCGATCGCGCCCTGCGGCGACAGGCCCGCACCCTGCGCGGCCTGCACTGCTGCCGCCGCGCTGTCGTTGTTCTGCTGCTCAAGGAACGCGTTGATTGCCCCGGCCTGCTGCGGCGTGCCGTGCACGTTCGCGAGCGCCGTGATGATCTGCGGCGTTCGGATCAGTGCCGTGTTCGCGGCCGACAGCGAAGAGATCTGCGACGCGAACGCGCTCGGGTCGGGTTGGGTCATGCATTCATCGCCTTAGCGGCGGCGTAAATGTCGGACAGGATGCCGGAGGTGTCCATGTTCGACAGCTGCCCCAACATGGTGGTCATCGGGCCCGGCTGCACAGTCTGGATCTGGTGCTGCGCGGGCAGACTGTCCGCGCCCGGGCCTTCGCCGATGTCAACGCCGGACGTGATCGGCTCGTCGGGGCGCTCCGAGGCCCGGTCGAACGGCGGCGCTTCCGGCGCGGCCGGCTGGGCCATGTCGGACGGCGACGGTTGCGGGATGCTCGGCGTCGCCGACATCGGGGCCGCGCCCTCCTGCGACTGCAGCGCGGAGGCGTCCCCGTACGGGAGCCCGGTGGGGACCGCCTGAACCTGCCCGTCCGTCCGGCGGCTCAGGCTTCCTGGGCCACTGGCCGGGGCAGGATTTGCCGGCGGTTGATACCCGCCCTTTCCGGCCACGTTGATCTCCTAGTGCTTGAATTTCTTGGCGGTGATCGCGAACCGAGCGCGTTTGCGTTCAGCTGGCGACGCCGACTTCGCTGCCGCCGCCAGCTTCTTCGCCGGGATCTTCTTGTCTTTCGCTACGCCAAGTTCAGCGTGCAGCTTGCCCCTGTTGGCGGGCTTGATGTGGATCGGACTCCCGGTCTTCTTCTTAGCTGCCACCGTCACTCCTCGCGATAGCCGCGTTGCCCCAGAACATCACTTCTTCGAGGTGCATGATCGCAAGTGCCTTCTCGCGCCCCTCGGGAAGCCTGTCGTTCAGGAAGTCAGCCAGTTGGCGGCAGTTCTGCCGGACGCTGGTGTGCTCGTCCCGCTTCTCTTCCGTGCTGGCCGCGTGGAACGCGAACCGATTCTCGATATCTGCAGCGTTCATCAACGACCGTTTCCACCGGAGTACACGAGCGGGTCGCCGCAGCGGGTCTCGACCATGCCGGTGTTGCACTGCGGCTGGACCAGCTTCGTGATCGCGTCCGCGTTCACCTGGCCCTGCGACTTACTGGCGGTCTCGTTCGCTGGTGCTGGGTACACGTCTGCAGCCATGTCACTTCCCCTTCGCAATTCCGGTGCCCTTGAGGGTCTTGTTCGGCTTCGGGTTCGACACCTTCGGCGCGCTGGTCTTCTTCGCCACCGACTTGGCCGGCATGCCGGACGGCTTCGGGTTGGGGACCTTCGGGTTGCTGGCCTTCTTGACCGCCCCTCGGGCCGGGGTGGCGTACGGGTTGGGCAACTTCTTAGCGCTCTGAGCCATGATTCTCCTAGCCGGTTGGCAGTCTGCGGCGGACATTTGCCGCCACATTCGGGGCACCGGAGGACAGGAATCCAGCGGTGAGATCGGACACTGACGGTCGCCCGCCGGGCGGTAGGCCCGCCTGACCGGGCGCGACGCCTACGGGCAGACCGCCAGGTCCCACACCGGGCAGTGGTTGGCCATCGGGTCCAACCGCACCGGGTGCGCCGGGCGCGCCCGGGGGCCCACCAGCCCCAGGCGGCGCTCCCGGTGGTAGCTCCGGGGCCGGCGGTGCCGGCGGCGGAGCGAACGCCTCTTCGAACAGCGGCGACAGTTCCTTGCCGGCCCGCCGGCCTTCGATAATGGAGGTTGCGGCGGTGAAGAACTGCATCGCCTCCGCCGTCTGGCCGGACGCCATCATCTGGCCTACCGCCGTGAGACCGGCAGCGAGTCCCTGTTTGAGAGCGTCTTCGATCCCCTGCACGTCCAAGTCGCGCTGTTGCTGATCGCTGTCGATGTCGAAGGGGAGATTCTGACGGAAGGTGTTTCGCGAAATGATGGAGTCTCCACGAAGCTGTAGGAGAGACACAATCTGCGCATTGGCGTTAGATCCCGAGGCGAACCCATAAGAGACAGCACAGCGGGTGTCCTTCACGTCCTTGCTCGGGATGTAGACGGTCTGGAAGGACTCGCCGGAAATCGTGCCGTTGATGGTCCGCTGTACATCGGCCCACAGGGTCAGGTCCATCTCAAACGCCTTCTCGGTGATCAGCTTCAAGCCTTCGCCGATGATGTCCTGGCCCAGTTTGATCTGCGAGTCGAAGCCACCTTCGAGGGCGGAGATGCCGCGACCGGTCGAACCGCCGGACGGTCCCTGCCCGAACCGGGTGTCCGGATAGCCGGCCCCCTTGGACATTTCGGTGTCGAGTTGCTGCTCAAGAACGAACGCTTCCTGCGGCACATGGAAGGGCACACGGCCGACGCCGGCCGGGTTGTCGGTGACGAGCAGCGCGTCTGGCCCGAGCGGTAGCCGGTTCACGTCGGACGGGACCACGATCGGGGCCTCGACCGCCTTGTGTCCGGCTTCCATCATCAGCGACGCCATGACCGACTTCGCCAACTGGATCCATAGAACATCATCGAATTGTCCGCGCGGGTCGAGTTCGACCCCGGGCCGCAGCGCGATGTGGACGGGGCATTTCGCCTGGCCGTGCGGGTAGGAGGCGATGACCATGTTGGAGCATTCGGGGAGCCAGATGCAGATGTTGGTGTCGTCGATGTAGCGGATGATCTCGGTCTGTTCCGCCTGGTAGGCGTAGCCGAAGTTGTCGTAGAGGATGCGGTTCTCGAACTCGGGGAACATTGCCGCCAGTTCGTGACGGTCCTGCCGCCACACCCGCACATACCGGCGGCACTCAAGCCACCGGTTCAGTTCGAAGTAGGCCCCGGACGGGTCCTCGACGTGGATGATCGGGCACCGCCGGGTGTAGTCGGCCTCAACCCACATCGGCAGGAAACCGTACGTGAGGTACTGGTCAGCGCCGTATTTCATCTGCGTCGTGAGTCGGGATTGCTCCCAGTAGTACTGGCCGATCCGGTTCTTGCGCTCGGCGCGGCGCAGGTCCACATCGGTGCGCATCTGACCGGCGCTGCACGTCAGGGATGGCAGGTTCGACAGGTTGGAGGCCAGGTCACGGGCCGCAACGTCGACGTAGTTGGCCACGATGGACGTGGGCAGGCGCTCGGAGAAGTACTCCGGCCACACTTCGGCGAACCGACCGCGCCGGATCGCCAGGACCCGGGCCATCGTGTTGTCGCGCTGCGCGGCGTTGGACCGCATGCGTTCGACGATGCCAGTCAGTTTGGGGTCGATGGCGGAGCCGGCGTTGGTGATGTACGTCGGCCGACCGATAGCACGCAGTGGGTACGTCACGCAACCTCCATGACCGTGTGATCGTCATGGTAGGGCACGCGGGTGTGATCAGCTAGCGGCCCAGCCGCGCGTCTCGGCCTGCTGGGCCTTGAGTTCGAGCAGGTCGACGACCTGACGGTCGGCGAGACGGATCTTGCTGGCGAACGGATTCTTGACATGATCTTCGAGATGCCGGCCCTGATTCAAGATCTTCTTGAAGGCGATCTCGGTGAACCACAGCGCCATGACGATGTCGGTTTTCTGCCGCGCGTTCATGCCGGAGGGTTCCCACGCGGCCAGCTGCGAGATGAGCAACGCCACCCACGAGTGCTGACGCGGGTCCGGCAAGGTGATCCGCTCGGTGCCGTCGCGCACCCTCATCCAGCCCTGGTTCTGCGCGTGCTGGATGCCGGTCGACTCGAACAGCGGCGCGATCGACATGACACCGAAGTCCGGGTCGCGCTTCTCCTGGCCAGTAAAGTGCGGCGTGATCTTGCAGCCGCGTGCGTACAGGAACTGCTTGAGTTCTGGATCGTCGGACAGGAACTTCTGGAAGGCGTTGCGCTCAATCACCCACTCGGCGATGTTGTGCTTCTCCGTCAGTTCGTAAATTTTTTCGCGCATGGAATACGGAGAGAGACCGGCACGATCGTAGCCGTCGATGATCCAACGTTTACCGGTAAAGCGATCAAGACCGGCCACCACCATGGCTGTGTGCCCCGTGGTCGCTGGGTCAAGCCCCCCAACCATATAAAGCCCATCGCTACCGCCAGCCCTCCACGAGTGGGTGAGTTTCCCGGGGATACGCCCGGTGTCGATCGCGGTCTGCAACGTCTCGTACCGGAATGTTGCGTCGTCCGGTAGCTGCTGCTGCTGCCAAATCAAAGACCAACGCCGCTCACCGAGCGGGAAGCGGCGCTTCGCTAGCCGCACCCCGCTCCATCGCGGCTTACACAGCTGGATATCTGGTTCAGAGTCCCGGCATTCCGCCGGGGAGTGGAAACATTTAATGCAGCGCATCTCCGCTGCCGGCGCACCGGCCTCGCAGGTTTCCCACGGCCACAGGGTTCGCCAGTTCTCCTGGCGCTCCCCATATTCCAGCACCGCCGGCATGGAGAAGTAGGTGAAGAACTGCTCGTCGTCCTCAGTTTTCCGGCTCCGCAACTCGGAGTAGATATCGTGCGACGCCAACCGGGTACCCAGCATCAGCATAAGCCCGCCATCTGGCGGCAGCCGCGAGTCGATCATCGTCATGCACCAGTCGGCCTGCTTCTCGTACGCATTCACATTCTCCGAGTCGACCACATCGTCGAGGATCACGACATCGAACCGGCCCCCGTAGATGTGGCCCCCCAGACCGATCGCTTCCACGGTCGGTTCCTTCTCGGTCTCGCCGTCGAATTTCCCGGAGACGTAAATCTGAGTCTGGGTCCATGAACCATCCGGGTCCCGCCAGCCCTCGCTCGGCGCGAACGCGGCGTGCATGTTCCGGTAGGTCCGCGACGTCAGCCGCATTTTGATGGCAAGCAGGATTTTCTTCGCGTACGCCTGCGATTTGGAGATAATCGCGATGGAAATCCCCGGGTTCTGGTGAATCAGGTACACCGGGAAGTCGATGGAGAAGCATGTGGTTTTCCCGTGGTTCGGCGGGATGTTGACAATGACCCGGGTGGGCTCGTTCGGTTCGTAGCTCATCGCCGTGTCCATGTACCGGGGCGTGCGGCCTTCGATGGTGTCGAGAATGTTGTAGTGCAGCGGGAAAAGCGGCTGACCCAGATATAGCCGGCGGAACTCG